CGCAAAAACAACATTAGTATCTTTTATATACCCATTACATCAAATTTTATTTGGCGAAGAAAAATTTGTATTATTAATCTCTGAATCGGAAACCCAGTCTAAATATCTATTAGAAGCAATTGGCAATGAAATAGAATACAATACAAAATTACAAGAATATTTTGGTAATCGTATGGGCGAAACATGGGGAAAAGAAGAAAAAGAAGTTATTACTGGTTTTGATGAAGCTGGTAAACCATCTGGTACTTGCAAAGTGTTAATACGCGGTACTGGACAAAAAGTTCGTGGTTTAAAATATGGTCCATATCGTCCAACTCTTACTATTGTTGATGATGGAGAGGGCGAATCAAATACAATGACGGAACTTTCAAGAGAAAAATTTACACGATGGTTTAATGCAGCAGTAATTCCCGGTTCTACTGATGCAAAATTATGTTTTGTTGGTACAATTGTAGATGATAATTCGTATTTAAACCGCATAGCTGGTCGTAGATCATATAATAAAGCTGGTGAGCGCAGAGTAAAGGGGTGGAAATCCTTGTTTTATCAATCAATATATCAAAAAACAGAACCCGGAGTTTTTGTAGCTTCTGGTAAGGAAGTTCGTAAGAACGATGATGTAAAAGTTTTATGGAAAGAACATAGACCATACAAATGGCTAAAGGCAGAAAAGGATCGTTTAGCTTCAGAAGGTCATGTTTCATATTTTTATCAAGAGTATCAAAATATACCTATGGATGATTCATTTAGAGTGTTTAAAGAAACGGACATTCAACATTGGGAAGGGTATTATGTAAAAGAAGGCGATCAGGCTTATTTAAATGTTTTAAGCAATGATGGCGAAAAAAGAATCCCTGTTAATATCTTCATGGGTGTAGACCCAGCGTCCTCGGAGAACGTAAAAGCAGACTACACAGTTGTGATGGTTATTGCTGTTGATCCAGAGTTTAATATATATGTGGTTGATTACTTCAGGGGTCAAGTTTCGCCAATGGACGGAGCAGATAGAATTTTTGCAATGGCAGATTTATACTCGCCAAAAGACATTAAGATTGAAGAAACTGGTCACGTTATGTTAGCGGATTACATACAACGTAGAAGTAAAGAATCAGGAAGATTTTTAAATGTAAATCCTAAAAAGGCAATTAAAAACAAATATTATCGTATAAAACAAATGCAACCATATTTTGCGTCTAAAGCTGTTTTTATGAAAGAAAACCATTATGACCTTATTGATGAATTATTACAGTTTAAAGAAGTTGGTACTTTCAAAAAAGATACGCTTGATGCTTTACGTTGGGCATTGGACGATGTATGGAAACCAAATTTAAAATATAAAAACAATGTTTGGGTAGAACCTGAACATATGAATATTAAGTCTGATTGGGAAACTGGAAGGATGATGGTTAATTAATGGCAATAAATCTTAAAAAATTAGATATGCCAGATGTTGGCTATACAGAAATTAGAAATGAATATACACTATACGAGTCCAGCGGAGAAGAATGGCGCTATCAAATGGCGGAAGATGAAGATTTTTATCTTGGGAACCAACTAACGGCTCCACAAAAAGAATACCTTGAGTCTGTAGGACAACCTCCAGAAGCAAATAATAAAATTAGACCAGCAGTAGAAACTGTATTGGCAAACATAGCCGCCGCATCCCCTGAATGGGATGTAAGACCTATTGGTAAAACTGATAATGATTTAGCATATGTTTGCAATCAAATGTTAGACTGGGTTTGGAGAGAGTCTGATGGAGATGTACAGTTTAGAAAAGCCTGTAAAGACTTTATTGTTAAGGGTTTAGCGTATTTATATATATATCCAGATTGGAACGCCGATGGAGGTCTTGGTGGTGTTCGCTTTAGAAGAATATCTCCTGAATCTGTCTTTGTTGACCCAAATACAATGCTTCCTGATTTTTCAGACGCATCTTCTATATTATTTTCAGATTTACATACAAAAGAATCACTAAAGGCTGTATTTCCACAATATATAAAGAAAATTGACGAAGCACAAGAAGATCACGATGTGAACGAACAAGGAAGTGGAAGATATAAGCGTGATCAAGTGTGGACAAGAAATGATGTCAGTAAAGATCATCAGGCGATGATTAGAAAATATGTACGCTTTAGCCGTGTAAATGTTCCAATGGCTTTAATAACAGACATAAATACTGGAAGTAGTAAAAAATTCGACAAATTACAATACCGTGAATTATTATCCGATCCTCGATATTCTGCCCTAATAAACGATGGCACAATAATGGAAGAGCTGGTGTATGATCCGCACATTAGAGAGGTTGCTTTTTTTGGCGATGAACAGATATATGATGAAATTTTACCAATTACTAACTATCCGATAGTTCCAGCCTGTAATGAGCATACGTCTACACCATATCCCTCGGGTGATGTACGTCACGCGAAAACCCCCCAACGTATGCTCAACAGGACGGAATCTTTATTAATAGCGCATACAAGTGCAACTACAAATTTTAAACTGCTATATGAGGACGGTGCGCTCGACCCGGGTGAAGTGAATAAGTGGCACATACCTAATGCGTTAATTCGTGTTAATCCGGGAGCGTTAAGGGAACAGAAAATAAAAGAGTTTGCACCGCCCTCTGTAAGTAGTCAACTATATTCTGAAAAACAGAGATATGAGATGGATATTGAACAGGTGTTTGGTGCGTATAAGTATTTACAAGGTTCAGCATCTGACGCTCCCGGATCAGTAGGGGAAGCACAAATAGTGGATGAAGCAGTAGCGCGTAAGCAAAACTGGAAAATATTACCAATTTATGATATGATAACCAAAGCATCCCGGGTAGTACAAGAATGGATGCCAACTGTATATACACAGAAAAGAATACTCCGAGTGGTAAACCCAGACGGAGAAGCAAAAGAATTAATGTTAAACGAACCAGTTGTTGATGATAAGACAGGAGCAGTTATAAAGATGTACGATATGGAATCTGCTCATGTAGATGTAAAAGTAGTTGTTGGAAGCACAAGAGCGAAATCTCCGGCTGCTGATCTACAACGTGATTTATCATTGTTAGGCGCTGGTATCTATGACAGAACACAGGTGATTATGAATATGCAAGGCGATATTGATAAATCATCACTCATTGCACGTCACAGTGAAATACAACAATTGCGCGGTATGGTAGAACAACAAGAAGAACAATTGAAGCAGTTGCAAGGTGATATGCAAACAAGAGAAAGAGAAATTTTCCACGCCAATATGAGGGCGGAAATTGCCGAAGCTACAAAGTCTACTTCACAGGCTGTAAGCAATATAAAGGCAAATGCAAAACTTGAAGAAGCGCGACAGAGAGATGCCTCGAAAAAGGTAAAAGAGGGAGCATCTTCTGTTCTAAACGCGATTAACTCTGAACAAGCGGCTCCGGCAATCGGATAACCGCACAATAAAAGGAGCATCGAATGGCTACTGAACAAGAACAGTTAAAAGATCAACCAGCTGGGGATAACCGAGGTGGGGATTTTATGATGAACACACTAAATGAGTTCAACAAAGGTCCGCATGACGGCTCTCCCGACCAAGAAAGTCAAGCTGGTGAACAAGAAGCTGTTGAAAAAAGTGCTGAAAAGCAACCACAGGTATCGTCACAAGAAAAAGAAGGATGGCTCATTGAGAATAAATTTCGCAATGATGATGAAGGTCGGTCAAAACTGGCAGAATCATATCGTTCTTTGCAAGGCGAAAAAGATAAGCTAACAAACGAGTACCAAGAAAAAGATGAAAAGTATAAACAACTGGATCAACTTGACTCTTATCTTCGTGCGAATCCCGAAGTTGTAGCTGATCTTCGTGGCAATATTGAAGAAAAATCAAACCAATATAAACCTCCGGTAAAACCAGATGATTATGACCCTTACGAGGAATCTGTTGAGGGTTCAGAATCATTTAAATACCGACAGGCTTATGATAAATACCTTGTTCAGCAAGGTGCAAATGAAGCTCGCAAAGAATTGGACGGTTTCCGTCACGAAATGCAAGCCAAAGAAGCAGTTGAAGCTGAACAACAGGTATTAAAAAATCTTGGTTTGGAAGATTCTGAAATTCAGGAATATCGTGACTTTATTAATGATCCAAACGTAGTTACGCCTGAAAACCTTGTCAATATCTGGCGGATGTTTAGTCAGCAAAAGGATAACAGGAACACTGCACCGGGAAAATCTCCAGAAACTCAATCTGAAGGCTCGTCTGGTCGAACAAGCCTCGCAAGCGTTAGCGGAGTTACACCTTCTCCGTTGAAATCGTCAACGAAAGAAGCAAACGAGTTTATGGATGACATTATGCAGTTTTCTAACAATTACACCCCTGATAGGAAATAATAATGGCAAATACATCCTATGGAACTGGTACCGCGTTACAATTCAGCGATGGATCGCAACGACAGGTATTAGAACTTGGAAGTACAATTCACTATTATAACCCTGATGTAACACCTATCTTTTCAATCTTCGGAATGAAAAGCATGGTCACTCCTGTCCCTATTTCTGAGTGGATGGAGGATGAACACATGATTAAGCGCAGTCTTTCAGTAGACATGGCTGGTGCCAGTGCAGGTGGAGATTCAGCTACAACACTTCTCTCTGATACCGCTACAAGCGGCGTTAATGGAG